CATTAACGGAGGTAGCCAAACCTTGGAGTATCTCCGACTCTGTTGCTACGGCATTAGATACGTAAGACAAGTCAACACCATTATAAACAACGTTGTAAAGCGTTGAGTTTTGAACTGTTTGAATTTTACAAGAAAAACCAATAACGTTATTTTCATCTAACACAACATCGTTTGGGATTCTAAACCTGTTGTTAGTAAAGCTAGAGCTGACTTGGCTTCCTGAGGGTATTACAACGTTGTAGTCACCTTGGAGCAACACTCTTGCGGTCGAGAAAACAGCACCTCTTCTCACAATACCAGCTAAGGCTACGAGATTATCTAGGGCGATACCCGAGGCGGAGTTGGGGTCAAATGAAGAGTACACTTGTTGGATGGCTTCCCAGATATCTGACTGAGACGGTGTAACCATTCCGATGAGGCGACCAATAGTTGAGGCAGAACTCGTGTCAAGAATGTCACCTTCTTCCACAAGATCGCTGAATAGGCTGTTAGCCTCTTGTCTTAAACCCTCTCGAACTTCTGTTAGCCTCTTTATTTCAAGGCCTTGATCTGTTAAGCCTGCCATTATATTCCTACCTCAAGTTCTCTAATTTCGATTGTTATGCCATCACGCCCTACCACTGAAAAGGTAAGAGTGTATACACGGTTGGTGGACAGCTTTGATTCAAACCTCACTATGTTAACAACGTCTTTATCTAAAGTTAGTATTTGACGAAATATGAGATCGAGCGTACCTTTTGAGCGATTCTTGCCTAAAATCTCTTGGAAGTAGGGCGTACCGTAGTTTGTATCTAAAAACCACTCCCCTCTAAAGGTTAGTAGCTTTATCTTTAGTCTCTGTTTAAGACCTTCAGACACTGAGCTTGTTATTGGTGTAGCCCCGTTTACAAAGACAGCATCATGTGTGTCTTCATCTAAAAGAATGTCCATTTTACTCTCCTTATCCTGCAGATGATCCTACGCTTCCGCCTTCTGGGTTACTGTGTTTGTGTGATTTAAGACCAACACCGTCAGCAACTACATCCCCACCAACCACCGTAACTGTATTGTTGATTGTCAGCGGGGCGTTGATAGTGGCTGTCCCGCCCCCACCACCCCCTCCAGACATTGCAAGAGTACCTGCAAGGTTGAATATACCTGTCCAATTAGTTGTGGGTGAGTTTATGTTTGTAGCTCCAGATATGTCAGCAGTCCAGTTTGTTGCTTGTAGGTTTAGATCGCTTGCTGCAGTCATGGAAATTGAATCTCCAGCTACAACCGTAAAGTTTCCTGCAGCATTTACTGTCAAGTTGTTGCACTCAATTAACCCGTCATTAAATGTTGCGTAAAAGTCTTGATCGGTTCTCATTTCTATGTTGCCGTTCTCTTTTAGTCTAAACTCGCACTCTGTTCCCTTACCTATGTTATTAACGAGAACAAGGTCTCTGGTAGAATGAGTCCACTTCCGTTTGGCTGGGTTGTTTACTGCAGCTTCGAAAGGAAAAAGTCCCGGTATTGCAATAGCGTCTCGAATACTAAACTTGCGCTTATCCTGTGCTGTGTACGTAGAAGCTCCTGAGCCTGCTTTGAAACCGTCTGTCGATCTCTGACTAAACACACAAAGCACTGTGTCTCCGACATCAACAGGGAACGTCATAGCGGCTGTCTTGGATGCTGGAAAAATAACAGGCACGTTTAAAATTGGTGGTTGTTCTTTCTCTGTCTTATCTGGTAAGACTCTATTTGTTAAAGGCTGTACGTCAACTCTTTGGTCGTGTAGTTCAACACGAACTGTTATGACACGGCAAGGTATACTCGTGTACATTTCAGATGTCTTATAGTTAAAGAAGTCTTCTAGAACAGACGGTAGTGATAATTCCCTCATTTTAACCCCTCAGTGAACAAGTGCAGTGTATGTACCAAGCGTTACCTCTAAAGTCGCCTTGGTATTCTACTTCCTCTACCTTTACGTAAGTCTGAACACCTTTGTATTCTATTTTAACAAGGGTTCCCGGATTGACGTTAGGGTTTAGAAGGGCAGTGAACCTAACACCTTCCTTTGCTTTTTCGTCGTCTTTTGATTTAGTGTCACTACCTGAGAAAAAATAAGGCTTGTCTATAAGGCCTGTCTCTGGGCCTATAACAACAGCTAAATCCTCTGAATTGTTTTCAATAGTCTCTGAGTCGGTGATGTAGAGAGACTCCCCATCAATCCTCCACTGGAGCTCGTAGTCGTTACAAACTTGATCTAGCATAGCCTTAGGTGTTCCTGACAAAGGATAGCCGTAAACCATAATAGCATCTAAGTTATTGCCACTGTAGACACCTTTAGCTATTGCTGTAGTTCTTCTTATAACTTCAATAACATCCCTAACAGTACCGTTCTCTGGTATTATTCTTGAGATTATTTGATGGCCCAACTCTGTAGCGTAAGGGGAAACATCTATTTTTGTTACCCTGTCTGTACCTTTCTTAGTTGTAGCAGTCTCTCTAGTCTGCCCATAGAATAACCTGACTAGCTGCCCTTGGTATCCACAGTAGAAGGATGTAACAGAAAAATTAGTTTCTGTTAAAACTATAGATTCTTCGGATAGGTTTGTTATTGTTATGCTGCAGGTATCTGGCGTGTCTTTATTATTAATAGTCTTTTTAATACTAAAGGCTACTTGAAGCTCATCAATAGCAAGACCCTTGCCAAGAGCAGTATCTCCGATCTGTAGCAAGTATTTCCTATCGAAAAACTTCATTTGTTTATACCCCAGTGTCGTAAATGTAGTAAAGAGTGTAGAAATCTTTTGGTGTCCCTACCCTAAAATCTTCATTCCCTAAGTCCTTAGACTCAAAGTAGAAGAATCCAGATAAGCCTTCTAATTGGTAACCCTGAAAAAGAACAGTATTTGGTGTCAATCTTTGCCCAGTTACAAGAATTTCTTGACTTGAATTCTTAAGAGTCACAAACCAAGAGTTTGATCTCGTCTGTAAGAATAAGAATTCCAACGTAAAGGTTTCACCCTCAAGGGCTACTGAGTAGGAGTAGTATGTTTCATTGTATATAGGTAACTTAAGTATTTTAATTGCCATATTATTGTCCCATATTCAATGCATTGTTTATTTTTTCGGGGTCTGCTGCAATCCCTTTGTTTGCGGTCTCGGCGGTCGCGGAAAGGAAGGAACCAGACTCATCTTCTATTTTAACATCCGTAGAAGATTTAGTACCCAAGTCTACCCTATCTGCTGTCTTCTTTTCATAAGCAGGTGCGGTCTCTGTTTCGACGGTAACCTCCAACAAAGAACTGAACGTAATATGTTCAAGCGTTATATCAAACTCTATTGCGTCACCAGACTCGGCGGCCTCGGTCAGAGAAAGGCCTGTTATAAACATATCTGTTCTTTGCCCAACCCGAGCTCCACTATCGAACTCAAAGATTGTCAAGTTTTCTTTGCCAGCGTGAAAGGACTCCAACACTTTGAAGAGTACCGCCTCAGAATAAGACGAGCTCCTACCCTCAGAGACCCCCTCAATGGTTGGTAGTACGTCTGTAAAGAATTGCGAAGCAAAGCCGGGAAGCAAGCTGTTAAGAGAATCTTCTGACTTCACCTCGATAACACCAGCGATGTCACTCTCAACCACAACCTGACCAACTCCAATAAACTTTCTATCTTCTGCGCTTAAGTCCTTTGGTTTACCGGAGTTAAAGTCAGCACCTGTTATAAACCCTTTCAGTTTAACAACAAGGTTTTGTTTGGTAACGTTATCACTAACCGTACCAGAACCATCAACAGGGTGCTGACTTACTTGGCTTTGGAATGTATGCGAATAGCCTGTAACAACATCCAGATAAATGAAGTCGCCGCTTTCGCTTTTAAGTGCTATACTCATTGTAACGCTCCTCCAAACTTATCGGCTGAAGACTTAAGAAGGTCTTCAGTAACCTGTTGTGCTGTTTCCCTTGCGCTTGAAGTCTCGTAAACATTTATGTTTTCTATGTTAAATTTAGCTCCTGAGTTTTCTTGTTCTGAGAATCCAGTAGGTTTTTTCATAAATGTATCCGATGAATGTCGATATACTCCCTCTGCCTGCCCCTGACCTATTTGCGACATATTTTCAACAAGGTTATCCACACCCAATGCGTTTGGAATCATCATCCTAGGGTCATTTCTTACAAAGTTCACAAAAGTTTCCGTGAGTGACTTACCACCAAACAGGTGATTTACTAGGTTGCCTTCATAGTCAGACCCCAGAGCCCTCGCTGTCTTGAGCTTTCCAGCGATTACTTCTTTTTTGTCTGGGTCTTTTTCTTCGTCGAGCTCTCTCTCTAGTGTTCTAACCTTAAGGGTGTCACCACCAAACAATAGTATAAAAGTTTCTATCCTATCTTGGAGGGCTTTTATCTTTTCATTCAACCAGTCGATTAACTTGAAGTCTGTGTTCTTGTTAAACAAGTCAAATAGGTCTTCAACCCTCTCTACGATTGTATCTATAAGATCATATAGAGATTCAAAAACACCCATCAAGTTATCTCTAACTTCATCGGCAGAGTCTCCAAGAGCCTGCCCCATTAGGCTGTCTCTTCCTGCCATGAACGCAGTGAAGTCTTCTAAGCCTGCTAGAGCCATAAGAACACCTGTAGCAAACCTTGTGAAAGGAAGTGCCAATAGTGTTATTACACCACCTAGAGCTAGTATGTTACCTCTTGCCATCCCTGTGTGTTCAGACAGTTTATCAATACCTGTAGACAGATCAGCAATCAAGCCTAGAGGAATTCTTATGACAGCACCTATGTAAGCCCAAGCTTCACCAAAGGCTTGTACAAGTGGTTGAGATTTTTTTAGAAAGGTCGCCATTGTTCTGAACAGGCCTTGTTGCCCTTCCTCAAAACCAGCAGCAGAAAGAACCTTAACCATATCACTAAATACGTTGTTAAACCTTCCCTGCTCGGCTGTAGACGCTTTAATAGCATCTTCATAAGCACCACCAGCCATAGCCCTTTCTTCTAGGATTCTAGCAAACTCTGGCAGATATTGCATTGCCGAGACATTACCTGTCTCCATTAACTTGAACAGCTCTTTGGTGTTGTTGGTTTCCCCTGTTACAGCTTCCGCCATAGCAGATATAACACCGGGCATTTTCTCAGCTAACTGAGTCTTCAATTCTTCTGCGTAGATTTGTTGCTTGTTAAGCATTTGCTCTACAGCTCTCATAGAGCCTTTCATATCGTCTGTACCAAGACCCATTGTACGACCGTATCTAGAGATACCTGCGTACATATCTTGGGTTGGGGCCACTTCCATGCCTGCGTTAGTCGCAGAAGCAATCATTCGGATGTAGGGCTGGCCTTGTTGACGATAGTCTTGACCAACTTCGTTAGAGAAGTCTCTTAGCCAAGCAAGGCCTTCCTGACCTTTTTCTGGACTACCAAATACAGCTTGAGCTGCATACTGTTGACCAACCAACTCTTGGTTAATCTTGTTAAGTTGACTAACACCAAAAGCAACACCCAAACCGGGGATGAAGCCACGACCAAGATTACCTGCTGCTGCACCTGCACCTAAGCCAGCACCAAATCTTCCTCCGCCGCCATTACCTCCAAAGCCTCCTGCTGGCCCTCTTGGAGGAAGTATGTCTGAACGTATGCGGAACCTAAGGTTACTTTCAGCATAGCGTATAGCTGCCCTCATTTCCCTTAGAAGAGCTTCCCTGTCTACGTCAAAGCGGTTAATTTCTATTGCGGTAATTGGAAGAGCTCTTAAAGTCTCTCTAATAGACTTTAAGAGTGCTGCCTTCTTAATTTTAAAAACACGTATAGTTAGAGCTATCTTCCCAACGGCTGGCGAGAGAAGAGCCTCTCTAATAGCTTTAGTTAGTGCTGGTCTGTTTACCCTGAAGCTATTTAAAGGTACTGCAACCTTCTGGGCTACTACAGCGTCTCTTAGAGCTTTGGTTAGAGCTGCCCTACTTACTTTGAATCTATCGAGAGGAAGTGTTACTTTAGGGAGAACTAGAGTTCGCGTAGCTTCCCTCAGGGCTGCTGCTATTGCAGTTCTATTTACTAGGAAGTCATCTATTCTTAAGATAGGTTTGGCTGATTTTAATATAGCCTCACGGATTGAGTTACTAATGCTTACCCTGTTAACTCGAATATCTTTAACTACCAGTGGAGGTATTAGAGACTTCGATGCAAAACCTGCCTTAAGAGCTGCTCTTAGGCTTACCGTACTTACTTTAAAGTTGTCTAGCTTGATCTCAACCAGCTTAGCTTCTGATAGCAATACGGCTCTTAGTGCTGCCTTACTAACTTTAAAATCATTAATTGCAATAATAGGTGCAGCACCAGTAGACGCAAGCTTCATTTTTGCTTCTAAAGCTTTCTTTAATCTAGTATCAAATCCTGCCTGAAAACTAAAGCGAGAAATGTTTACCCTTATGTTGGATAAAGACTCCTCGCTCATACGTCTTGCTCGTGCTTCGAGATAGTTTAGCTGCTTATCAATTCTCTTGATATCGCCTTCTTTTATCTTAAAACCAAACGTAGCAAAAAACTCCGCCATTTGACCAGCAGCAGCCATAACTATCACCTCTTATTTTTTCTTTTGTTCCTGTAGCCTACGACTTTCATCTTGTAGTGTTCTTTGAACATCAACTATCTCTAGCATGTCATAGAAGTCGGTCAGGCTATAAGTGTTTTGTAATTCGTGAAGACTGCAAAGCTTTGGTTCAAATAGCAACAAAGTCATTACCCTAGAGTCTTGAGAAAACTTTTCTGAAATATCTTTCTCAACCCTGCTAGGGGATTCAGAAGATTCTTTTACTCTTCTTCTGAACCTAGCATCGTAAAAACAGAGCCAAAGTTAAACATGACAATCTCTTTCAAAAGAAGAAACAGTTCCATGTACTTACCTGCAAACTGGTTGTCAAAGTTAATTGCCATACTATCTACGGTGGCTCCACGAGTTATCATAGCTTCAATCATTTTTTCGTCAATCTTGTCGATGTTTTCTGCAAGCTTGCTCATACCAACAGAAAGGGCTTCACCTTCGCTCAGGCCACCAGCCTTACTAATCTCTGCAATAGCTGGTAGAAT